AACTTCGCCATCTAATAGAAGTATGTTGTCACCAGCTGATTTATTACTAATATCAATCGGCGTTCCGCCAATAGTGTGCGTAATCTCTGCCTGACCAACAATCTCAGCTGCTGGTGAACCTTTTTGAATAATGACGTTTGTGCCGTTAATTTCTTCAGCCATGTTAAATCCTCGCTGTATATGCTATAAAATCAATTGTTACATCTTGCTTAATGTAAGAGTCGTCATATTGCATTTGATTAGCTCTTACATCTGTTATGCTTACTTCCTGACCATTATAAGTTATTTGATTAACTTGGTCGAATGCTGACTGTATTGAGTCAACCAAGGCTAGTAAATCATTGTCGTAATTTGTTACACCGCCTGCTGAGTCGTTTCTAGCTGTGTAGCATGAAATCTGAAAAAAGCCCTCATTTTGCTTTGAGCTTTCAATGTTTTTTGCAGTTCTAGGCGCATCAACTGGAGCATAATAAAACGCTAAAAAGCTAGACTTTCCAAGCTGAGAATCAAGCGACTGGCCATCGAAAACAATATCTTGATCTGTTATTCCAGCAGGCAAGTTAGTCAGTGCATGATTTAAAATTGTATCTCTAATCGCTTTATGGCTCATAATTGCTTAATCTTCATTTGTGCACGCTTTAAGTTAACTCTAACAAAACCATTTGGTGCTTTCTCACTAAAACCGTTAGCGGAAAGTTTAACGTAACTTTCGCTTACCTTATCCCAACTACCTTTCTTTACAGGGCTTGGAAATCCGCCATACTCAAGCTTGTTAATGTAAGGTGTGCTGTTAGTAAAGAATATTTTTTTACCAAGAACGTTTTTTGGCATCTTTGAGAGCTGAGCAACACCGCCGCCAGTCAGTGCGCTTGATGGATTTGCAACACTCAAAAACCAGCCTTGGATTGCTCGCCCCTTATCCTCTGGTGTCATTTTGACAATAGCTTTAAGCGCCTCAAAGTAAATAGACTTAACACCAATATTAAGCGCCTCTATCCGCTCTTTTATTGCAGCATCTAGCCGCTTTCTACCCTTAAGCATTACCGCTAACCCTGCATTGTGCAAAATAAATTAAAGTATCGCTTGTTGGCGCTCGCTCATCAACGCTTATAACTAGATAGGTAGTTGCGCCCTGCTTTACAACATCACCAGTTTTAATTGGTACGTCGTATTGCGATACAAGTTGCCTATCACCTGTTTTGATGTTCGAGTCATTTAAATTCTTGTCGTATGATTTGAATATCGCATCTTTTAGTAAAACATCATTTGATGTTACAGTTCCAGGTGATAAAGGATTGCCAGGCGTAACGGTTTTTTGCACAAGGTAAACAGGCTCACTAGCGCTAGAGCCAGTTTTTGCTACTGCTTTTTTTAAGCCTTTCGCAATCTTAGCGCGAATATCACTGCTAGCCATTACGGTAAATACCCCATGCTTCCGCGATATAAACCGCCGCCAGAGCCAAGACCGCAAACTTTAGATAAGTAGCTTTTGGTTAGCGGGTTAAGTGCATTGATAGCACCCTTAATTCGAGTGTTGAAAGTTGTGCTTGACGATGCTTTATATGACTCTTTGTAAACGTCAACAACCTCAAATGACTCTAGCTGACTTCCGTCGCTTGTTTCGTTTACATCCAAGCCAGAGTTGATTGCGTCTGTGCTGTATAGCTGAGCTAATTTAACTTCTTGAGGTATCACATCGCTGTCAACAAGAAAGCAATTTGCGTAAGCATTTTGTCGCGGATAAATACCAGTTTGCTCTGAGCTTACTCGTTGACCTGATAGTTGAGATTCTTGCGTCAATAAATAATTATAGCCAAGACGCAACTTAACTTCTGCGTCAGTGTCATCAGTTGGTAATGTGATTCCGTAATTAGCCGCAAGCGCTCTAGCGTCAACTAAAGATAAAAAACTATCAGCGTTAGGAACAACTGTTCCATCTTCTACAATTAAAGGCATAAAAAAAGCCAAGCTGTTCAACTTGACTTAAGTATAACATTACTTTTCGGTTGTTTGAAATTTAGCTGTCTTTTGGTGTTATGTTGTATTTGTTCAAGATTTGCTTTGCTGCAATATTTGAATCTTTAAATGTTAATTCATCACAAAACTGATGAATAATGCCGGCAACATCATCTTCAATTGTTGGGATTGGTTTTATTTTATCAATCTTTACTGGCAAATACTCACCTCTCATAATGATAATTATACAGCCATCAGTGTCTGGTTTATTGATTAAAACCTCAACTTCATCAACGCAGTAATTAACAATGCTCCCAACCGGCGGCCATTCACCGCGCTCATGCATTTCTTTTGTGTATACTGGTTTCATATTCACCTCTATATAATTAATGTTGCTGCGGTATTCTTCCGCTTCTGCCAGGTATGGCGTTGTTATTACTTCGCTTGTGGTTTTGTTTTTGAATTTATACACAGTTTACTTAACCAGTATTGGTGTGAATCCTACGTTCTTTCTGCATTCAGCAAGCTCGGCTTCCGTTCCTTTTCTGGCGAACAAGTTAATGCCTTTTGGTGTATTTATGTCTACCATTGCCGTTTCATGTCCCCGACTTATTCCGCAAATGAAATCACCTGTCTCTGGCAAAAGCCCTGCAAAAACCTCAAGAGCTGCAAAGTTAAGCTCTTTGTATTTCACTTTCCTCTGCAGTAGTATGCTAAATACATTAACAAGCGCAAAGCCATTATTTTTAAAGTCAAGAAACATGTAGCTGTTACTTATTCCTTTGCTGCTTATGTTGTATTCCTCTGAATCGCTAAGGCCAAAATGGGTTGGGAATATAAACTCAAGCAGCTCAACTGAATCAACGTGCGCGCTACTTCTTTCTTTTTTACTCATAAATCACTCCTTAAATGTTTAGTCTATTATTTCGCAAGCTTATCAAGCAATTTCTTTTCGATTATTTTTATAGCGCTTAAGGCATTCTTTATATCATCACTACCATCAGATGCAGTAATAATCCAATCTGCTACATCTATTTTTTCTTTTCCAATTAAAAGATCATCTTCGTACAAAGAAGACTCTATATATGATGCTATTGTGACACTGCCATCTGAATTAAGATCAAAAAATGATTCGACACCATCTCTCAAGCCAGAAGCAAGCTCCTTCGTTGGTATGTTTATTGATGCAACACCAAGTATTCCAATGTATGTATTTTCGCAATCTGCGTGTATTTCGTATTCTTTACTCATAAATCACCTCTCTGTTTTGTTGATGTTATTATTTCGCAAGCTTGTAAAAATATCCAATTCATTTTTTCGATTACCGATTATCTGTTTAATCGATTTAATTCGCTAGATAAATTATTTATACGTGTTTATAGTGATAAAAAACAAACGAGGTGAATTATGAAACTTACAATAACTAGCGCCCTGTACCACGGCATGCTTTGTGAAGGTTTTATCTATAATATTAACTGGCACAAGGATGGTGGAACACTTTTTGGCTTTACTGAAATTGATATTGTCGAGCCAGTTAGATTTATCTCTGATGGTGAGTTAATTTGTTACGTGAAAATTGGTAATTACATATTGATAGTTGATAATTGCTCAGCCATAAACGCGGCAAGGCTTCAAACAGTAAAAAAAGAAATGGTTGTTGCGCACGAGTGTTCAGCTATTGATTTTATGCTTTATTCTATGAAGGTAAATGGTGATTTATGATAACTGAGCAAGATTTAGAAATTGAACGCAACCGAATCAATATGATTAAGCAGGCTCAAAAGGATTACGAAAAGGCGAAAGTCGAATATTACGCAGAATTAAAAGCCAAACACGAAATGCGAAAACTTGAATCTGATACAATTAAGGAGGTGTGGGATGATTAAATTTATTGATTTTGTTTTTGAATATGCAACTTATGTTATGTTGTGTTTAATGATTGGCTTTGCGATTGGCTATGTTTTAGTTGGGCCAAAGGTTTTAGATATTATTATTAATTGGATATGGTGATTTATGTTACAAGGTAATTTTGGTGGTAATGAACAAGTGCGCTGTGATGAGATTTGGAAGATTGCAGCACGTAATAATGTGAAGTCTAAGCAGGTTACTTACCGCATTAATGGTGAGCGTGTTAGTAAATCTGAGTTTGATAAATTTAAGGGAAGCAAGTGAAGGAATTAAAACCGTTTTGCAAAGTTGAAAAAGCGATAATATGGCTTATCGCTTTTGGTATGTGTTTTGCTTTTTGGGCTTTTTTTATACTTCTGTTAGTATGATAAAGCTGTCTTGTCTAGCGGTGACATTATCGCTAGACGTTTTATTCTCTATCTCAACTCTAACCCTATCACCTTTCGCTAGATTCGCAATAAAGTTAAGTGGGAAAAACGCAACGTCATCTGGCCCAACTAGGTTATTTACAGTTCTTGATATGTGATTTAGTTCTGTAGGGTAAGTTAAACCGCCATCAGTTGATTTTGTAACCCTGACATCAATAACGTTATTTGCTGTACCTTGTATTGCAAAGTCACCTGTTATTAGATAGTCACCTATGCCAGTTAAGCACTGAAACTCACCGTTTGATGGCTGGTCAAAATGCACCGCCTTTTCAACTGTAAACGTTCCCAGTAATGGCGTGTAAGTATCAATGGCGGATATTACAGTTTCAACCGCAGTGCTTAAAATTGATTTTATATACTTGTTTGTGTTGGCTACACCGGTGTTAGAATCCCAGTTTGACTTAACAGAGTCTGCACTGATATTTGGTGTAATGCCTGCATCAGTTGGATCAACAACACCGGAGCGAGTTATAAACGCCCCTTGCAAAACCATTGACTCATCATTAAGTATATTTGCTTCTCCAAGGTCAGTAAGTGCCCCTGTGGCTGGTAGGTCACAGTTAATATCTGTGATGAATCTACCGCTCATAGTTAACCCAGTTCCAGCCTTAAATATAGAAGATAAGTTAGATAATCCACGAACAATTGACGTAGAAATCCTTGCACCGCTCCAAGCGCCCCTAAATTCTAAAGCCGGCGTGCCGCCAAATCTGCCAGAACCAACCTCCAGATACTGCCTATAGTCATCAATGAATCCAAGTGATGTGCAATCATTAAAGTTTACTTTGTCAAACTCTATCGCTTCATCACCTGTAGCGCCAGTTATGCCCCACAATGATGAGCCAGCGCCGCTTACTGTAAAAGTTAGATCTTTACCAAGGATATTTCCGCTACCACCAGCTGGTGATGTAAACATTGTGTAATTATCTGCGCTTGAAATTAATTTTGATGTATCGAAATTATAGCCAGATAAATATAATCCGCCAGCAGGAACTTCGATAGACTGGCTGCCCATATCAATAACGCCATCAATAAAATATTCTTTGGTTGAATCCAGTGTGCCAGATAAATCAGCCGCGCTAGTTACATTAACTCTACCAACCAATCCAGAGTCAGATTGTATTGCTGACAATATTTCTTCAAGTTGTTTATTTCTTATAGACATTTGTCATTTCTCCAATGTCAAACAACCTTGGCAGGCAAGCTCATCCTTTGAGCGTTATTCCTTAGTGATTGGCAGTATTGGCAGTAGGTCGGGAGCGCTCCACATTTTGCGGCCCTGCCAAGGCAACCGCAAAATCATTATACAGTTAAAGCAAGTATCTGTCGAAGCTTGCCATTCATTGTGACTGATGGTGTAACAGTTCCGCCAGATAAGATGTTTATGATTCTATCTAGCTCGCAATTTCTCCAACAGTCATCGTCTGGTAAACCGTATGCAATACCAATGAGATTTAACAGCTCGTTGCGTGTCATTCGTCAACACCTCCAAAATGATAAGCAACCTCTCTTGCTTGTTGAGTTGATGTAACGTAAATAGCATCAATGCCTAACTCGATAGCCGCGATAACTGCATCAACTGTTTGATCTTCTTTAATCTCAAATCCAGTAGACTCAGCTAGCGCTCTCATCGAACCTTTTTCGCTTTCAGCGTAAGTGATAACTTTACTATTGCCAATACTGACAGCGTTAGGCCTTATTTGTGAATGCTCATCATACAAGGCTAGCGGAATAAAAGCGTGCTTTTCTATTACTCTAGAGTCCATGATGCCCCCGTTGCATTTATGATTGTAGCATTATCGCCGACTGTGTTCCTTGCTGTAGGGTTGTTTGCAAAGCTATCATCTAGCGGCATGT